AATTGCTGTGCTTAGCGAACGTCTCGACTTCGCTGGTTTGCGGAGAAAAGACCGTGTAATATACGCAAGGCACGCCGTTAGCGTCGATTTGACGGCTATAAGCGTACACAATCTCGATGAGGTTGTCCGCGCGGTGCAGAGCGTTCGTTACGTTCGACGTGACGGGGATGAGGTTCGGATCGGTGAGGTAAGCGGACTTGCCGGCAGTGTTAGCGGCCTCCTCGACGAAGGCTTCGTCCCACCCATCGGTCTTAATCATCTCGCGGAGCTCGACTTCAGACATGAACGTGCGCTTGAAGATGACGCGAGCGTCCTGGAGGTCTAGGGTTTCAGGCGGGAAGCTGATTTCCTCATAGGGCTTCAGGGCGGCGCAAACAGGGAGGTTAATCCGGTTGTACTGCTGGTTGTACGTCGAAACACCAGCGTTTAGAAGGTCAGTAGCGATGCGCTTGGCTTCTTCGGACGAGCATCCGAGGCTATTAGCGAGCAAGTCAGCCGTGATGTCAGACGCGCCGGTGGCCGTGAGCTGGCGGATGGCTTCAGCCAAGATACCGTCGTTCGACGCGCGCGCTTCGAGGGTAGCCAGCGTTTCAGTGACCTCGCGGGAGCCGAGGCGACGTTCCCAGCCGACGTGCATGACAGCCCAGCCGTAATTAAGGGAGTATTGAGCCCAGAGTTCCGCTTCGCGCTCCAGATCAGGCCGGAGTTTGTTCTCGACGACCCATCGGGCAAGGGTCTGGATGGAAGCAGCGACGCTGGCGTCACCGTACTCAGTGCCGCTGACCCGGATGCGGGCGAGCTGCCAGGAGTTCACCAAAAGCATCACTAATTCATTGATAATCGAGTCCACCAAGCGGCAGCGCACGTCGGACGCACCCTCGAAAGGGAAAGCAGTCTCGCCATCACGCTGATTACGGCTGTATTTCTTGCCGTCGTCGCTCTGGCCTTCCCATCGAGCAAGGCGGATGTCGTCGTTGCTGTTAATGCGCGCGATATTCCCGCCGTTCGTCAGGGAACGATCGAACTCCGACTGGAGGTTCTGAATATCAGGCGTATCGCTCGCGAAAACGAGCTTATCGTTCCTGTTGTACTTGCTCTGCATGGATTGTGGTAAAGTATTGGGATTTAGACTCGATGTATTGAACGAGAGACAGCTTATGGAAGCGATACTGGCCTCCTAGCGTCTTGAAACACCGGACAAGCCCCTGCTTGCGAAGATTATCGAGCTCTCGTACGTCTATGCCTGTCATTTCCTCGGCAAGCGAACGCGAAAGCACAATCGGGTAGTCCTTTGGGTCTTTTGGCATAAATTAGTATGAACCACCACGGGTTGCTTTCCAGGTTGCCTCGTCTTCTTGCTCAGGTTGCATGACGGCGAGGTAGCGCAGGCAGTCGATAGGGTCTTTAGATGCGCCCTTATCCCCGTCTGCCCCAGTCCATTCCCTCAGAGAGTAGATCAAATTGTCGCACTCCTCGGAAACAAAGAGCTTCGGCTGGTTCAAAACCGTAACTGGCTGGTTCTGGTCATAAGATAAAGCGTCGTTGATGAGCGCCACTCCTTCGTCGATCCGGATGCCAGCCGCCGGCGTGAAGTACATCGGGTCAGGGTCAGTCTCTAGGAGTTCAATCAGGGAAGTGCCCCCCTCCTTGCCAGCCGCCTGGGTAGCCCCTGCTCTCGGGTCGATAAAACGCTCGGAAATCGACGTATCGACTTCCATATCCCGAATGAGCTCCTTGTACTCGTTGATACCCTTCCCGCCGCCAGCGCGCTGAGCAGCCCCAGCCTTACCGTCGAGTTTAGAGTCAGGGAGCGCCCATTCGCCGTACGTCTTGTCAGGCCACTCCTTGTAGATGTACCACTTCGTGTTCTCGCCCGTCCCGACGGCACGCAACCAGAGCATGAACCAGTTACGCGCGCCAGCCGGGTCGATCACCATGAAGTTCGTGCCATCATCCGGCACATCAGACTGCTTAACGATATTAGCGTCACCGAAGCGCGGGAATTGAGCACCAGCGAGTCCATCAGCCCAGCCGTAGGCTCGGATTTTTCGTTCGTACACCGTCTTCCCGTCTAGCGTCTTCCTGAGTTCGTCGAAAGGGTTGTAAGGATTGAACTCGGAGTGAAACCAGACGACGCCAGCGTCTTTACCGCGAGACTTCGCCCGGTAAGGCATGTGGCCTAGCGGGACGCCAGGGACGTGCTGCTGTTTATCGGGCAGGATACTCGCGATCTTAGTCTCCAAGTACTTGCACCCAGAGACGTACTCCTTCACGACGTTCGAGTAACCCTGCACAGGCGTGAATGTAACCACGAGCTTCCCGCGCCGAGTAACGACGCGGTACCGGAGGGTTTCCACCCAGTCCAACGGCACGAGCTCATCGCACCACACGATATCGCACTCACCGCCCTCGACCACCCGGCGCTCTTGAGCGTAATTCATGAAGTGGCACTGACTACCGTTCGGAAAGATAAAAGTACCATCAGAGAAGCCGTTCTTCTGTGTGTACTGGATGTTAGTAACTCTGCCCTTCTTCAGCCCCTTGAACTCAGGCGGTAGGTACTTCCAGATAACATTCTGCTGCATCTGTATCGAAGACTGGCTCGTCGTGTGCAAGCACCACACGCGCGCGTTCGGGATGTTCACCATCGCCGCTACTACCCGCTTAGCCGCCCACTCAGTCTTACCAGCTCGGTTGCCCCCTAAGACGCACACCTCTTGGTACTGCTGGAGGAACTCATCCGCCGCCTTCCAGTGAAACGGCTCGTAGCCGTGACGATACGGGTCTTGCTTCTCAGCGAGGATCTTCTCCTCACGCAACCTGAGTATCTCTGCGAGCTTCTCCGCACCGAGCCTCTCCTTGAGCACCTTGAGTTCGTCGGTGTTCGGGAGCCGGATGACTGGGTGCGGCGTGAGGTTCACCAAGCCTTACAACTCCAGTATTTCGCTTTGGTCTTAGGGCCAGGGGTTGCGCACTTGTGCCGCGCTCTGAAAGATTTACGTCGAGCAGGGTTGTCCTTCTTGATCGTCATGTTCGGATCACCGAAGCGCACGATCTTCGTCTTGCTGCCGTCCTTGACGTACACAGCGGACTTCTTCGCCTTGCCCGGTGTACGGAACGGCTTATCGAGAGTCACTTTCCTGCCTTTATAGTCAGCCATCACTTCTTGCGCTTCTTGACCTTCACGCAGTCGTTCGCGCCGACGCGCTTGTAGCCCTTCCAGCAAGCCTTGCCACCAGTGCCTTTGTCCTTCTTGTACGACGATTTGTTTTCAGCAGCCATATCAGCGGCCTTTGTAGTTCTTGCCGTTAGACTGCGCAGGCTTCCCGCGCATCAGGGTTTCCATCTTCCGGTAATCACCCTTGATCATGTCCTTGCTCTTGCCAGCGGGCTTACCCTTGGGCTCAGAGGCTTCGTGCTTCTTGGTATTCATTGTAGAGACGATAAGTATTCCTTATGGCAAGCATAAGTCAAACTAATCCTATTCTTCCTCTGGCCCTTGAGCCATCCCCAGTATCCCCACCCTGAGAACCTTACCCAAGACGTCATCGAACGTAGATCCGCCGAACACAACGACCTTCCAGCGACCGTCCTTCCCCTGCACCACGAACGCCCCTTGCTCTAAGTACCCAGGCGCCTTCCGGCACATGTCAGCTAAGAACCCCTGCACCTGTTCGTCTTGGCTTTCCTCCTTGATGCTGAAATCACCCGCCTGCCGGCCATTGAACAAATCGTCCATCCTGAACGCCGCGACGTCTAGGGAGTCCTTCTTAGGCTTACGGCGCTTAACCTTGGATTTCGGCTTAGCCTTAGCCTTCGGGACTCGCTTCTTCTTCTTCATTACCACTTCCCTCCGAACCGAGGATGACGCTTAGCCACCCAGCGCCCCGCGTCCTTCCTCAGCGGCACCGTCATCCCGATAACGAACTTAGAGTTATCCCTGACCAGCACCTTCACCTCATCCTTGCCGACCTTGCACATAATGAGCCTCGGGTTCCGGGCCTTAGCCGTCACAACCCCGTCCCACTCCTGCGCAGCGACACTGATTTGCTCCTCGACCTCCTTCACCTCCTCCTCAGCGAGATTAAAGCGCGCCTTGATCTTCATCATTCCAAGTGGAGTCCATAAGACCTTCCAAGTTGCCTTCACCCTCCGGCTCGGCTCGTACGCCCAATCTAACCCCTCAAAGCACTCCTTGCGGAACGCCACGAGCTCCTTGCGGCTAATACCCAAAGCATCAGGCAAACTGCTCTCACTCACACATTCTTCGCGGTTCATCCCTTAAACCTATCCCACCTTTTACACCTTTCAACATAAGTGTGCGTTCACTGCGTTCACTGTTTGTCACCCCAGAGGTTCTCCGGTCTTAGACCTCTGAACCCCTTCCCCCGAGCAGGGGGACTGAGGGGGGTGTGGGGGAGAGCCAAGAGAGGGGGTGTCACCCCACCCTGTCAAGCCGATCCCG